CTTGATCTCCCAAGAATCCAGCAGCACCACGATGACGGCATAGACAACAATGAACAGGACGGCAATGCCGACTGCGCCAAGGATTACAAAGCTCAAGACTGTTTCCATTGTTTAACCTCACTTGGTGGCGTCCAACCGAAGCGCCGCCAGGTGGCCTGCACGTCAGTGACTTTGTTGTATTTTGCGGGTGGATATGCCGGCACATAGATCTTTGTGCCAGCGGGTGGGTTCCAGTTCAGCTTTCTCATTTCTGTGCCGCCAAGAGTTCAAGTTCAACCTCTTTGACGCGCTCTCTGAGGATGCTCACCTCATGCTCAAGGGTGGTGATCTTGCGCTCAAGGCGCTCTCTGGTGCTGTTTTCAGCGTGGACCCAACCGATCAGCGTGCCCTCGGTCACCGCCATCCGCGCCAGCTTGGCGTACTCATCGCGCAACATGAAGCCGCCACCCACTTCCATTGGCGGGGTGAACTTATTGACTGCGCGGTCTATCTCTGTTTGCATTTTTTCAGACATGTGTTTCTCCTTGTGTTGTCAGTTGATTATTCCAAGCAGCCACCAGTAATGTGGCGTTGTATGGGACAGGCGTCACGGCAGACACAAACAGGCCCTTGCCGCGCTGCTTGCGTCCCCATGCGTCTTGGGCGTTGGTGTTGATCAATTCCTTGCGCTTGACGGCGTTGTAGATCTTGGTGCGCACGAAGCCGCCATTGATCAGCTCTTCCATCGTGCGCGGCTCTTGGCAGAAGTCTTGGAGTTCGGTCATGCTTCCCTCGCTTTCAGCATGGCGTCTGCCATTCTGTAGGCTTGCTCTGCCACAAGTTCTGGTGTATTGCCATCAGAGATGCTTTTGAATACATGACCTGATGAAACAAAAGATGCCGCAAAGTAATCCCGCAATGTCATGCCTTTTGGGTTTTCTCTGCCCTCTTGGGTGATGTAATCAAAAGATGGAAATGCTGGTTGGTTATTCATGATGACCACCATGCCACAAGCAGGACAGCAAAGCCGATACCGATGGCGATGGCCGCCAGCGTGTCAAGAATCTTCTCATTCATCTTCATTCTCCTCTTCGCAAAGCTCGCAGCCAGGGTGATCTGGATCGCGGCAGTCATGGTGGCTGGACAGGTTCAACTGATACTGGCGGCGGTGGAAGTCTTCCGCTCTCATGCAGTCAAGGTCTGATTCGTCAAGTGGCATGTTGATCTCCTTAAAGTTGGGGCCGAAGCCCCTTGGGTTTAATAGAGGTTTGCCTGACCGCGAGATGCGTAAGAAGCACCAACAGACTCTTCATAGGCTGCGTCTGCATCATCTTGAAGAGCTTGCCAAATAGCTTCATCTTCTTTAGTCCACTCGCTGGTTGCTGCTTGATCGTTCATTTTGTATCTCCTGAGAAGTTAAGTAATTGAGGACTTGATAATATCAGATTTGCACAACTCGTCAACAACTATCATTTAATCCACACAACTTTGTCGGGTATTCATCCCCTACAATTGGCTTGCTGGTTATCTCCACCAGCAGTTGCCTTATGGGGGTTGGCGTGAGTCAGCCCCCTTTTTTCACTGTACACTTGACCATCTTAACAAAACATGGTTAACATCTTCAACATGAAAACAGTATCTCAGCAAGCAATGCACGACATCAAGTACAAGGCCGAGTCGGCTGGGTACAAGATGTCTGACGTCTGCCGAGTGGCAGAGATTGATCAGGCTCAAGTCTCGCGCTGGCTTAACGGCATCACAGAGCCACTCTACGGCAGCGTCATCAAGCTGGAGCAGGCCTGTGACGCGCTCATCTCAGCACGCCTACAGGTGCTCAATCAAGCCATGGAAGACGCCGTCAAATGAGCAAATACTGCATTGGCGTGGACCCTGGCCTCTCTGGCGCAATCGCCGTCATGTCACCCGAGAGCTTGAAGATATTCGACATGCCCACCATGACGGTGGAGCGCAACGGCAAAGCCAAGCGGCAAGTTTCTGCCACCGAGCTGGCCGAGCTGCTTTACCTGTATTCCGGCAAAGACTGTCATGTCTACTGCGAGCGCGTGTCAGCAATGGCAGGCCAGGGCGTCACCAGCGTCTTCAGCTTTGGCCGTTCATTCGGCATGATCGAGGGCATCTTGGCTGCATTCAAGCTGCCTGTGACCTATGTGGCGCCAGCCACTTGGGTGAAGGCTGTGCACCGAGGCGCTGGCAAAGATGCCAGCCGCCAACGTGCCATGGAATTGTTCCCAAACAACCAGGCTGACTTCAAGCGCGTCAAGGATGACGGGAGAAGTGACGCCAGTCTCATTGCATATTGGGGCAAGCACTATGGATGACAAAGAACGCGCCACCATGAGAGAGCACATCATCTGGCTCGGCACTGAGCTGGAGCGCCAACGCAAGCTCAATCAGCAGCACATCGTCTTCTTGAAGCGCCTGCTTGACCCAGAAGACTTAGGCTTTGCGGCCAGCAACGAGGTGCGAAAAATCGCATATGTCCTGCTGATCAACAACAACACGAATGAACACCAAGAATGAAACAACTCAAACTGCGCCCATCTTCTGCCTCGCGCTGGATAGCCTGCCCCGCCTCTGCTCGGCTCTCAACCCTTGTGCCCTACCAAGAATCAGGTGAGGCCGCCAAGATCGGCACAGCTATCCATGCGCTGGCCGAGACATGCTTCCAGCTTGACACCGACCCCATGAAGTTTGTCGGCCAGCAGGTCGAGGGCATCACCATGACTGAAGAGAATTGCGCATTCGCCTTGGAGCACCTGCAAGCCATTTGGGCGGTGCAGGATGAGCTGGGGCATGTCAAGGTGGAGCAGTTATTTAAGCTCTACGACACGCCCAAATTCAGCCTCCAAGGCACTGCTGATGTGGTCGGCTGGTCCATCACCAAAGAGAAACTCACCATCGCGGATTTGAAGACTGGCCGCGGTTATGTGGACGCCGACAGCGAACAGATGAAGATCTACGCCTTGGGCGCGATGAAGGCCAACAACCTGCGGGTCAAGGAGGTCGAGTTCCAGATCATCCAGCCACACCATGGCGACAAACGCATCCACCGCATGTCGGCTGATGAGCTTGGCGTGTGGGAGACGCAAATCATGATGCCCGCCATTGAAGATGCTGTGAGTGATGCACCGCGTTACAACCCATCAGAGTCAGCCTGCCAATGGTGTCCCGCAAAGACTATTTGCTCGGCACAGAAGGCTTCATTTGATGTGGTGGCGGCGCAACCAGATCTCACCGTCATGAAAAAGGAAGAGGTCAAGGAAGTCATGCTGGCGCTGACACCAGAGCAGATCGGCGACATCTTGGACCGCGCACCATTGGTCGAGAAGTTCATTGATGCTGTGCGTGCACACGCCTTGGACGCGATGGAAAAGCACAGTGCAGTGATACCTGGCTGGCAGTTGCAATCCAAACGCGCATCCCGCAAGTGGCTTGATGAGGGCACTGCGCGTGCCGAATTAATTGCTGCGGGTTTATCCGATGTAGACATATTTGAAACAAACCTAATTACTCCAGCGGCGGCAGAGAAACTGCTTCCAAAGGATCAAAGAGTACTCTTGGACGATCTCACGGCCAAGGTATCGAGTGGCTTGACGCTGGCAAAAGATCGCGGCCTCAGTCAATAATCACAACCCCTGTACTTTTAAAGGCAAACGCAAATGCTAAATCTCTCATCTGGTGGCGGCTCTGGTAACTACATCCGCTTCTCACCCCAAGCAAATGCTTGGACCAACAACCTTGGCGAGGAAATCCAACTCAAGAAGGTCGTATTCGACATCGACAACGTGCAAACAGGCTGGCTCCTCTTGGGTGTCGGTGTGCGTGAATGGAATGCCGATGCACAGCTTGGCCGCAAAGGTCCACAACCATCTCCCGAGCACAAGCGCGGCTTCATCGTCAAGTTTTACAACAAGGAGATCGGCACTGTGGAATGGTCTTCCAATGGTGTCGGCCCCAACATGGGACTTGAGCAGATGTACACCGCCTGCGCGGCACAGCACGCCGCCAACCCTGGCAAGATGCCTGTGCTGGAGTACACCGGCTCCAAGCTGGAAAAAATTGGTAAAGGCACTACACGCATCCCAGCTTTCAATCTGGTGTCGTGGATTGACAAGCCTGCCGGTATGGACCAGTCTGATGCCGAGTTTGTGGCTCAAGCTGCGGCTCCAGCTCCTGCTCCGTTTGTTGCACCAGTGGCGAAGCCAACGCCAGCAGCTGCTGCTGTGGCCGCAAGTGATGACGAAATGTTCTAACTGACAAGAGTCAAGCGCCGAGGTGTAACAGCCTCGGCTTTTTTTTCCTCAAAAAAATGGCAGCATATAAATGCAAGCAGAACAAATAGCCAAGCAGCTCGGCAACGCGAGACGAGCCAACGGCCAGTGGGTGGCAAGCTGCCCAGTACCTGGTCACGGTAAGGGCAATGGAGACAAGAATCCCTCACTCTCAATCAGCATCAACGATGACGGCAAACCCTTGTTCCACTGCCACGGCGGGTGCACGCAAGAAGAGGTCTTCAACACCATCAAGGACATGCAGCTACTGCCAGAGCTGGAAGAGCGGCCCGATCCACTCGCCAACATCAAGCCATTGCCGCAGGTGCAGTTTGACCATGAATGGGAATATCAGGACGAGAACAAGACAACAGTGTTTGTTAAGCAGCGCCTGCGCATAGGGGAGTCTGGAAAGACATATAGGCTCTACAAGGTTGACGCTGATGGGAGACGGCACACGACATTGGGAGATGCCCGCATCGTCCCCTACAACTTGCCTGAATTGCTGGACGCGAAATCTGCTGGGCGCATCATCTACTTGGTGGAGGGCGAGAAGGCGGCAGACGCATTGGCAACCCTCAAAGTCACGGCCACAACGGCTCACACAGGGGCGGGTAGCTGGCCCGAAGCCATCACCGAATACTTTGCTGGCGCCAATGTGGTAATCCTCCCAGACAACGATCTGCCAGGCTGGCGCTACGCGCAGAAGGCCGTGGACGCGATCCTGCCCATCGCCAAGAACGTCAAGGTGGTGGACTTAGGACTCCAAGGCCATGGAGATGACGCCTATGAGTTCATCCATGAGCTGGGCAAGCAGAGGGAAGACCTGATTGAGCTGGTGAAGGCAACGCACAAGCTGACATCGACAGATGTAACGATTCCCGAAAGACTGGTTGCGCTGAAGCTGGACACGCCAATTGATGCAACACCACAACAACAGCAAGCACAGCCAGAAGACATCGCCAAGGAATTTGAGCCAGACGAAACAACACAAACAGAAGCAAAGCCAGCCAAGCCAATTAAGACAGTCAACATCGAGTCATGGGATGACATCCAAGATGAGCCAGTCGAGTGGCTGATCCATGGGGTATTGCCCGTCAAGGCTTTCGCAGCTCTGTATGGCCCGCCAGGCTCATTTAAGTCATTCATTGCCCTAGATATGGCCGAGGCGATCGCTACAGGCAGGCCGTGGATGGGCAACCCGATAGAGAGACAGGGCGCAGTGCTGTACCTGTGCGGGGAAGGCTTTGGGGGATTCGGGGCGCGGATTAAGGCGTGCCAGATCCACCACAAGACGCCAAAGGGTGCGCCGATCTATGTGATCAGACACCAGCTCAACCTCAGATCCAGCGCCGAGGACTTCAACGCGCTCATGATCGCCATCGTTGCGCTGGTAGAGAAGACAGGCATGGAGTTCCAGCTGATGGCGGTGGACACGCTGGCAAGGGCGTTTGGCGGCGGTAACGAGAACGATTCGGACGCCATGGGTTCATTCATCACCACCATGGGAAAGATCCAAGAGTTCCTCAACTGCGCTTTGATGGTGCTGCACCACAGCGGGAAAGACTTGGCCAAAGGATTGCGCGGTCACTCAAGTTTGCTTGGAGCCGTGGACACGCAGCTGGAGATCCTCAGATTTGAGGAGCAAGCCAAAGGCGTGATCAGCCTGACCAAGCAAAAGGACGGCGAGGACGGCATCAGATTTGGCTTTGAGATGGTCGAGATAGAGATCAGCGGGTCAAGCCTTGGCTTTGATCCAGTGGTCAGTCTGGCGGTCCAAGCCAGCGATGAGGCCGCCAATCAGGCATCAAAGAAGGCCTCAAAGGGCAACGCAGGGAACGCAGGAAACGGCAAAAACCAGCGTCTGGAGATGCTGTGTCTGGAGACTGTGGTCAAGGCCAAAGGAGGCATAAAGTATATAGACGGCAAACAGCGGATGGCCGTCAATTTGGAGGAATGGAGGCTGGAATTGTGGTCGAAGATGGGGTGCTCGGAAGAGGATCGGAACAAGTTCAACACGGCTTGGAGCAGGGCGAAAACTCGATTACAAGAGGTTGGTCTTGTAGGCATCAGGGATAAATTGGCGTGGTTGGAGTCAAAAGATGCGTCCAGTGACGAGTATTGATACTGTACAAATAAACAGCTTACAACTTACAAACGCATACATTTGCAAGTGTTTGTAATGTCACTCTTACAAATTACAAACCGAGAGTCTATAAGACTCGAGGTTTGTAAGAGAGTGAATGAAAGAATGAAAGGAAAGAACGAGATGGCAACGAAACAGAAAACGAGAAAACCCAATCAGCTACCTTTGGTGGAGATTCCAAGTGAGCGTGCAGATCCTTGGACGATTCATGTGCAATCAAAGTTGGTGGAACTGGAGGCGGTGAAGGCGGCCAGTGACAGGAAATGGGGTGAAAACCGACTGATTACTTTAGTAGACAGTGATGTCAGAGAGAAATTCTGGATTCAGAACAGTCGAGTTCATCAGTTCATCGCGGCCAAGGATCAGATTAAATTTGATTCGGCGGTGGCGTCCATGATCAGAGCGTTTGGCGTGTTGGATGGCAAGGCAACCGAAAAAGGATTCCAGCCAGCTGCGGGAGATATTCCACGCATTGAGTGGGAGATGAGCAATGGCCAGATCATGGTGGTCACCAGAACGCAGGCCGAGGCTCTGGCGATCCAGACATCCAGAACAGATCTGCGGGACGAGCACATTTGGAGCATGGAAGAGCTAGAGGTCTTCATGGTCGAGCCAATCGTCCAAGAGGTCATCAAGATCAAGGCCATGATTCCAACAGCACAGGTCACCAAGTTCAGCTCAACCAAGCTGGGTGGTGAAACAGGATTTGATGACTTTGAAAATGATCTGGTATTCGGCGACAATGAGCCGACAGAGTTCAAGTTCAACTCAACAGCAGCAGAGAGGTTCAAGAATGGGACAAATTAAGCTATTGGCGGCCTTAATCAAGGCAAAGGTACTGGCGGTAGTCCAGCGCGTTAAAACGGCTCTAAAGGGCTGAGAGATGCCTGGAAGACCTAAGTTCAGACAAGACATGGTATTGCTTGAGCAATTGCCAGATGACATGATCGTCAGCATGTTTGAAGATGGCCGTTCGCAGACACAGATCTGCTACGAGCTGGGCATCGGGCGCAGGGCGCTCGAGCAATGGATTGAAGATGCCGATCCCCATATAATTGCGCGTGCGCGCGCGAAAGCCGCCGATAAGCTCGCGGTCGAGACTATGAACATCGCAGACAGCATGGCGGACAGCAATCCGCAGCGCGATGTCCAGCGCATCCGCACTCGGCAATGGCTGGCCGAAAGGTGGGATCAGAAGACTTATGGCTTACAAAAGCAGGCGCAGGTGACGATCAACATGCAAGACCTGCGCATTGACGCATTGCGCCATGTCGAGGTCATCAGCGACTTATCCACAGGGGAAGAGGCATGATTGACGGCTTGGCCTGTGGACAACTGGCGTTTGCCGTGGCCGCGCATGTATAACCTGTGCGCAACATGCAAAGTAGTTAACATAATGGACATCGTGTAAAGCCGACAAATGCACGCATATCCACAAAGGCCAATAGAATCAACGACTTACGCCATTCCAGCGTCTGGAAGTTTTCCACATACGCCGAAGGTACTCACCCGCTGGCGCGGCGGCTCGACCCCCCCCATCGCTCGGCGCGGCGGGGGCGGCTGATGGTGCACCCTAAGAGACAGCGAAACCCATGACCCACCCCCCTACCCCCACCCCCACAGCGCCCACCGCCCGCTCCAAAAAAAAATTGGCCGCAGCACCCGATAACCCATTTGTCGAATTCGTCAAGCTCTACAAAAATAACCCTGTGCTCTTTGTCCGAGAGGTGCTGAACACTGAGCCTGATGGCTGGCAGATTGAGTTCCTGAATCACATCGCGGCAGGCAACCGCCGCATAAGCGTACGTTCAGGCCATGGCGTTGGCAAATCGACAGCATCAGCCTGGGCGATGCTCTGGTATCTATTCCTGCGCTTCCCTGTGAAGATTGTGGTGACGGCCCCCACATCCAGCCAGCTGTATGACGCCTTGTTCGCGGAGGTTAAGCGTTGGGTGAAGGTGCTGCCGCCTGTGTTGTTGGACCAGCTGGAGGTGAAGCAGGACCGCATTGAGATGAAGGACGCCAATAACGAGGCGTTTATCTCGGCCAGAACATCCCGCGCCGAGCAGCCCGAGGCCTTGCAGGGTGTTCACAGTGACAACGTGATGCTGGTGGCTGATGAGGCCAGCGGTATACCTGAGCAGGTCTTTGAGGCCGCCGCTGGCTCAATGTCTGGGCACGCCGCTGTGACCCTGCTTCTTGGAAACCCTGTGCGCTCCAGCGGGTTTTTCTTTGATACACACAACAGGCTGACGGCTGACTGGATCACGATGAAGGTGTCTTGCGCCGACTCGCCGAGGGTGTCAGAGGCCTACATTGAGGAGATGAAGGCGCGTTATGGTGAGGAGAGTAATGCCTACCGCATTCGCGTCCTTGGCGAGTTCCCAAGAAGTGATGACGATACTGTCATCCCCATGGAGTTGCTTGAGCTGGCGATGAGTAGGGATGTGGAGGCGTCTAAACATGCGCCTTTGGTGTGGGGATTGGATGTTGCGCGGTTTGGCTCTGACAGGTCTGCCTTGTGCAAGAGGCAGGGAAATGCGGTGCTGGAGCCGATCAAAACGTGGAAAAACCTCGATTTAATGCAATTGACGGGTGCAGTTGTGGCCGAGTTTGAGATCCTTGTGCCGTCACAGCGCCCCCAAGAAATCCTTGTTGACTCGATTGGTTTGGGCGCCGGCGTGGTGGATCGGCTCAAAGAGTTGGGGTTGCCGGCGAGAGGCATTAACGTGGCCGAGTCACCTGCCATGGGCGGGACTTATAGGAACTTGAAGGCCGAGCTGTGGCACAAGGCCAAGGCGTGGCTGGAGCAGAGGGACTGTCGGATGCCTAAAGATGAGGCGCTGATTGCTGAGTTGGCGGCTGTGAGGTACTCGTTCACTTCCAGCGGGAAGATCCAGATCGAGGGCAAAGATGAGCTTAAAAAACGCGGGATGTCTAGTCCTGACCGCGCCGATGCGTTTTGTTTGACGTTTGCCTCTGACGCGGTGATTGGGATGTATGGCTCGGCGGGGTCTACCAAGTGGAATAAGCCCTTGCGCAGAAACCTGCCTCGGGTTGCATAATTCGTTAATTCTTTAAGGGGTATTCAAATGAAGATGACAAAGGCACAAAAGAAGGTTGGCTCTGTGATGTCCGAGTACAAGGCTGGCAAGCTGCACTCTGGCAAGGGCGGCAAGGTTGTGAAGAATCCCAAGCAGGCCGTGGCTATTGCTTTGCGTTCTGCTGGAATGCCCATGCGCGGTGCACGCACTGCCAAGAACATGAAGACAAAGGGGATGCGTTAATGGCTACTTTAAAGCGCACCATGGACCAGGCCATGGACCAAGACGAGGGCTATGAGGGTGGCGGCGAGAGCTGCCCCATGGCGACTCAGGACATCACCTTGAATCTGAAGAATCGCGGCAAGGCGATTGACGCTGCCGACTATGGTCCAGAGAATCCCGCGCTGCCCAATAAGCAGTACTGGATGAAGATGGCCGAGGAGTGGCAGGTGGAGCCAGAAGACGCGAAGATGAGCCTTTGCGGGAACTGCGCGGCGTTTAATCAGGAAGAGTCAATGCTTGAGTGCATTGCTGAGGGCATTGGCGAAGAGGGCGACCCTTGGGCCATGATTGAGGCTGGCGACTTGGGTTACTGCGAGATCTTTGACTTCAAGTGTGCGTCCAGCCGTACCTGCTCGGCTTGGGTGGCAAAGGAAGAGGGCGAAGATGAGGGCGAAGATGAGGAACCTAAGTCTTTGCTGACCATCAAGATTGGGGTCAAAGGTGAAAAGTAAGCCTGGACTTTACTCAAACATCCAAGCCAAGAGGGCGCGGATCAAGGCTGGCTCGGGCGAGAAGATGAACAAGCCTGGCACGAAGGCAGCTCCTA